TTCCACTCGAGGGGGGCTAGTTTACCTGCTCACGTTCGCGCAGTCGTTTTAGCCCAGTCTGTTCAAGGAAATCCGCTTGCCGTTTATTCCACTCTGAAACCTTGACTTGGGCTTCATCACCAGGCAGCCCTGCCGCCTTCATGGCGTATTCTTCTCGCTTCCAGCGGCGGATCTGCCGTTCAATGTGCCGTTGCTGTTGTTGAGCCTCATACTCGGTAAGCTGTTCGCCGTTGTAGGTATAATTCTTGGCCTCATAATCGTCAAGCAGCTCCTTGGAATACGTTCGAGGAAAACCCTCAATATATGGCCGGAAGCTGTGGGAACAGTTCCAGCCCCCTAAGCCTGCCCCGGTACCATAGCCGGTTACCTGGACAAAATCAGGGTATTTGGTGGACTTTCCGGATCGACTGAATATCTGCCCCTGCCACACAGCATGATCGGGTCTAGCCCCAGCATGAGCCGTAGTTTCTACCAAGTCTACCCCCAGCTCATCTGCCCTTGCTTCTTGAATCTTTAGGCAGGTCTGATTGACGCCCGTAATAGTCGCCCTTCGCACTGCTACCTCGATGCTGTCCGTGTGCCCACTGGGATACTGGATTGCTGCAACCCCTTGTTTCGAAAGGCTCTTGAGCGCTCCCTTGACCGCTGAGGCTGGGTCAATGGCTCCGCTGGTGACTTGCATATAGGCTCGATCCAGTGCACGCTCAAATTGCTTGGTAGCGGTATTGGCCGTTGTTTTGGTGAGGTTATCAAAGAGGCCACCCGTTTTCTTGAGCCCAGCTTCCAGCGTTGCCCGCACAGCCGGTGACACAGTAGCCTTCCCAGAAGATAATCCTGCCGCCTGATAGACCGCTTCGTCCTCTTCTAAGGTCTTCATGCCTGCCTCTTTTAGAATGGCCGCAAGCTCTCTTTGGCTCTTCCCCGTGATTCTCCGAAGCTGGGCAAGAATCTCTGATCGGAGCGCCCCCATTTCCTCAAGCATTTGCATCTGGTACTGGGCAGAAGGGATGAATAGGTCAAAGCCATTGATTCGTCTGGCCATATCCGCCAAAATGTCCATTTCTGCTTGTGCATAGAGGCTCACCATGGCATCCGGCATGCCCTGCAGGTATTCCGGTGTCAGCATGGCTTATTCCTCCTCGAACATAGAGGGGCTACCTTGGGCCGGCATATATTCCTTGGCTTCCTCTTCGGAAACGCCGAAGTACCAAGCTATTAGCTTCTCAGGTTTTAGGAATCCGCTGTCCGCCAGCATCTTCCGTCTCGCAAATTCCACCTCCGTATTCTCCATAATGCCATCGCCCCAAGTGAAGGCGACCTCATACTCACCGCGGGGCGCAAGCTGAAACATCGTGGCGTATAGGTCCATCACCCAAACTAGGTGCTCCAGCGCCTTTTCGAGAGACTTCTGGATATCGCACACAGCAGAATAGGAGCGTTGCTTGCTGCTCTTAATTTCTTCGGCGGTTTTATCCACAGCCTGTGGATCGGAGAGCGTACCGTAGGATAGATAGCAGTTAAACTCAATCCGCTTGAGAAGCTTATCTAAGCCAGTAAAGAGGGAGCTATCCCGGATCTCCGGACTGAATACGCTATAGAGGTCACCGCTGGTACCCTGGTCAATGTCCAGTTCTCGGAACAACCGCTTTCTTCGCTCTGGTAGTTTGTTGCTTTTAAGTGCGCCTTCTGTCGCATCAATGGCCAGCTCACTCCCCTCGTACTCCCAGAGGATCCGGCTGTACTGCTTATCTGCCTGCTCAATGAGGCCAACCGCCCGGCTGTATACAGAAACACCCAAAGGGGACTCGCTATCAATGTTGTTTGCAAAAGGAATCTTGAAATAAGAAAACAGCACGCCCTCCGGTGCTGTCCCATCCTTGTATTTGATGATAAGCTCTGGCTCCAAATCTGCCCATTCATCTACCTCAGCAAGGCCACACTGGGTACCGATGTCTGAATTGCTGAACGACTTAAAAGCCTGATTCCGAATGGTATAGCCTCCATCCGTGAGCTGGTGTTGCTCCATGCGGGTGTAGTAGGTTTTCCCCTTGGTTACCTGCTCCACGAACACGGCTCCGGTTACCTCTCCTCGGCTATTAAAAGCCGTCGGAAGAAAGCGCCATGCTGGGACACAATCCACCGCGATGTGCTCCCCGTCCACATAAGGCTTAAAGACCAAACCGCCTCCGGCTGCCGCAACCTCGGCATTGACACGGAGGCCATCTAATACCACTTGGTATTCCGCCTGCAGGTAGTCAGCTCTTGCGCTACCCTCCACCTTGCTCTCCATTTCCACCGTCACAAGGCGGGCAATCTCGCCGGCGATGGCAGCAGGAAGTCCAAGGCTTTGGGTGTTGGGATTTAGCCAGGCGGCCTTCTCTTGAAACATCTGCGCCCAGGTGTCTATGGCCATTTGCATATCTGAACTGATGGCCACATCCACCTTGAGCGCTCTTTTTGCATCACTGATATGTAGCATCTTAGAAAACACACCTCGCATCCATGAGATTAATTTCTGAAACATGATTACTGCCCCTTCCGTTTCCACACTTGTTCCATGCCATAGCGCACGGCGTCAATGTGGTGGTTATTTGCATCGGGGTAGCCACTTGTGATCTCCCCATCCTTGGTACGCTCATACTCATACTGGGTAAATTCCTTGTAGGTATCCGGGCAGCGCACCGGGTCAATGACAATCTTAGACAGGGATTGCAGCCACTTGTGGGAGTATTCCACACTGCCTGGCCCCTTGATGGCCCCACGGCAAAACAGGCCATAATCTCGGTAGTCCTGTACGCTTTTCGGTTCTGCACTATCTGCTGTAATGCGGTCACTGCCAGTAAGACCATAGGCAAAAAGGTCATTGGCCGTTTCTCGGTTGCCTGCCTTATATCGGGTAAGCTCCCCAAAGATGTACAGTGTGCGTCTGGCAGCATCGTAGTGCATCTGATTAAATGCCCAGGGGTCTGGGTAGAAGCCCCAGTCCACACCGTTGTAGATGCGATCAAAGGTTTTAATTTGCTCATCCGTGATGACTTCGCCCTTGATATTGTCGAACACCTCTCCGCCGGTACCCGTGACCTCGCCTAGATATTCATGGGCGTAGGCTACGGGCTTTTCTGCCTTTAGGTGCTCTGCCTCTGCTATGAACTGCTCCCCCAGCCAAGCTGGTGGCACCTCCAGGTAGGTAGAGCGGTGGATCATGGCACCTGGGGGTTCACGGCTTACATACTCATTGCACCAATTGCGTGCAGAGTTCGGCGGGTTGAAGGAATAGAAAAAGACGAAGTCCTCACCGCCGCGCATCAGTGACTGATTCACGCTTCGGATCTTTTCTTCGCCTTCAAATTCATTGACTTCTTCATACCAGCCGTATTTGATATATCCCTTGTCCACTTTGATGGACTTGACCTTCATGGGGTCATCTGCGCCCCTAAAAAGGATTTTCTGTCCAGTAGGTGTGTAGGTCAGGGTCATGGGGGAAACGTTAGCCTGCCAAAGGTGGGATACCCCCAGGGCGTTGATGCCCCACAGGAGCTGCGCATAGACCGATTCTCGCAGGGTTACTCCGTATCGGCGAAGCACCACGGCATGGGTCATGAGACCCTTGGACGCGTCCCGCATGATGCCCAGGGGGATTTCGATGCCTACAAAGGAGCTCTTGGTACTGCCACGGCCGCCGGGGAGCCAGTAGTGCGTGTGCCCACCTCGCTTGATATCTGCATGGACCTTGCGGAAAGAGGGGGCAATGATATCCGATAGCTTAGTCATCAAGATCATCCACAATCTGAACGGGAATACTGCCCACCAGGCTGACCTTGTCAGTGAACATGCCAAAGTGCTTCCCGAGGAGCTCCAAGGCCTTGAGCTTATCGGCAAGCTTTATCTCACGTTCTTCGCTCTCAATATCCCCACTGATTATCTTGACCTTCACTGACTGAATGGCTGCCGTATCATCTTCGGTCACACCCTCTTTGAGCGTTGCGCTCTTGACGTCGATAACATCCGGTGCATTGACAAAGGCCAAGCGTGCCAGCTCACGGATAACACGTTCCTGGTTAACGCCAGTGCGGCGGGAGAGTTCGGCCATAGCCTCATCTATGCGTGCGCGGATACTAAGATTTGCTAATAGCTGGCTTCCCTGCTCATTTGCCGTTTTACTACTATACCCCGCCCGAATCGCCGCCTGAGTCGCATTCAAATCCACCAAGTATTCTTCTACAAAACGCTCTTGCTTTGCTGTTAGCTTTGCCACAGCTCTCACCACCTTTCTGGCATAATAAAAGCTGCCAACATCTTGGCAGCTTCATGAATAGTTTTGTAATTCTGTTTCAAACTATTGCGGTACGATAACTAATATATATTGGCGTTATGTTCGCCACTGCCGGAGGGATAACCCTCCGGCTTTCTGTTTTGGTGGGCCGTCTCGGATTTGAACCGAGAACCGTCCGGTTATGAGCCGGATACGCTAACCGTTGCGTCAACGGCCCAAATATGAACCGCCAGAAGTGCAATACCCCTGGCGGCTCTATACGAGAGTTGCAATACTTCATGAAGTATAGATGTACACACTACATAATAGTTCTAGAGCTTGTCTTGTGTTACTGACTAAACGAACCACCAGACCAAAATCCAGTGGTTCGTCGCTATGTCCTGCTGGGATAGAGAGAAGTTCCCGGGCCATTAGCCAT